GTACAAGAAAGAATATGAACAGTATGATGGCACTCCAGCAGTTAAAAAGAAGCGTGCGCAGCGCAACAAAGCTCGCCGTATGCTTGAAGCTGAAGGCGTTGTACACAAAGGCGACGGCAAAGATGTCGATCACAAGAAGCCTTTATCTAAAGGCGGCAAAACCGTCCGTAGCAATTTAACTGTTAAATCTGCATCCGCAAATAGATCATTCGCCCGTAATGCCGACCATAGCCTAAAGACCAATAAACCAAAAAATGGAAATTCTAGATAACAAAGCGCTCGTAGTAACTACCCGGCGCCCCCACCTCGTAACTGAGTGCATACCTAAAAGCCATATTATCGAATCACAAGGCGACCTGCATAAGGTTGCCGTTCACTGGGGTTTAGATGAAGCACAAGCATTAACTAAGTTAAAGGTCAAGGGTGTCCCCTCACCGATTCAAAAGAACTACAAGTGGCCCGGTTTATTTAAACCTATGGCGCACCAGCGGGATACCGCTAATTTCTTAACCCTAAACAAGCGCGCATTCTGTTTTAACGAACAGGGTACTGGCAAAACCGCCTCAGCTATTTGGGCGGCAGACTACCTTATGGAGAAGAAGAAAATCCATCGGGTACTTATCATCTGCCCATTGTCCATCATGCAGTCTGCATGGCAAGCCGACCTGTTTAAGTTTGCAATGCACCGCAAGGTTGGCGTAGCCTACGGGGACCGCACTAAGCGCAAGGCGGTTATTGATAGCGATGCGCAGTTTGTAATCATTAACTATGACGGAGTTGAGATCGTAGCTAACGACATTGCACGAAACAACTTTGACTTAATCATTGTTGATGAAGCTAATGCTTACAAAACTAACACCACTAAACGCTGGAAAACACTAAATCACATACTTACCCCCCGCACATGGATGTGGATGATGACGGGTACCCCTGCTGCTCAAACCCCAACCGACGCCTTCGGCTTAGCCAAGCTATGCGTACCAGACAATGTACCTAGATTTTTTGGTTCGTTCCGTGACCAGACTATGGTGCAGATAACTAAGTTTAAATGGCTACCTAGACCCGACGCTAACCAGACCGTATTTAATGCTCTACAACCCGCAATCCGTTATGAAAAGAAGGACTGCCTAGACCTGCCCGAGGTGACACATGTGTTCCGAGACGCCCCCCTTACAGCGCAACAGGAAAAATACTACAAGCTGCTCAAGAAAGACATGCTCATGGTGGCAGCGGGTGAAGAGGTTTCAACTGTCAATGCCGCTATTAATCTTAATAAACTGCTCCAAATTAGTGGTGGCGCTGTTTATTCTGATAGTGGTGCGGTTGTTGAGTTCGATGTTTCTAATCGGCTACGAGTTATACAGGAAGTCATTGAAGAAGCTAGTCACAAAGTGCTTGTCTTTGTACCGTTCACGCATACAATAGAACTACTCAAAGCGCATTTGAGAGGGGCAGGTATTGCCTGCGAGGTTATAAATGGGGCTGTGCCAGTCAACAGGCGCACTGAAATATTTAAAAAATTTCAAGAGCAGGCCGACCCGCACGTACTTCTCATCCAACCTCAAGCGGCGTCACACGGCGTCACACTAACTGCAGCAGATACTATTATTTGGTATGCACCAGTAACATCTATAGAGACTTATTTGCAGGCCAATGCACGTATTGACCGTCAAGGGCAGAAAAACAAGATGACTATTGTGCATATTAAGGGAAGTCCCGTAGAGACAAGGCTGTACCACATGTTGCAAAATAAGTTGGATATCCACACAAAAATAATTGATTTATATAAACAAGAAGTAGTTGACACAGTCAATAATTAGTTGTAGTATTTATTAACGGGCATAGACCTGTAAATTTATTAAAGGAAAAAGAATGACAACAGATACCGAAGCGGTAGCACCAGTCGCCAACATAGACAAGCTAGTCGAAGTCTATATCAAGATACGTGACGCACGAGACAAGATACGTAAAGAAGCCGATATCAAAGAAGCCGAGTTGCAAGATCAGCTTGACGTAATCGAGCAAAGCATTTTAGAACTGTGCAAAGATACTGGGGCTACTAGCATCAAGACCGGCCATGGCACTGCCATACGCACAGTTAAAAATAGATACACAACCAATGATTGGGAGCGCCTTTATGAATTTATATTTGAGCATAACGCCCCCCAGTTGTTAGAACGCAGAATTCAACAGTCCAACATGAAACAGTTTTTGGACGAGAATCCGGATTTGCATCCCGCCGGTTTAAACGTGGATAGCACATACGCAATTACTGTTAGGAGAAGCAAATGAGTAACGTCGCCCTTTTTAATAATCAATTACCAGACTATCTAAAAGAAGTTCAACTAGATGATGTCACCAAAGCCCTGTCAGGTGGTGGCGACAATCAGACTAAGCGCATTGCACTCGGTGCAAACAAGTTCGTGCTTAAAGTAAACGGCACTGAGATTTCAAAGACCCCAACAAACAAGTTGGAAGTTGTTATTGTCAATGCTTCTAAGCATATCTCAAGAACTTTCTATGCTAAGGCATGGGATCCGAAAGCCGATGCAGCTCCGCCTGATTGCTGGTCGAACGATGGTGAGAAACCAGACCCATCTATTAAAGAGCCACAGCACAACAACTGTGTTGGTTGCCCACAAGATATTAATGGTTCTGGTCAAGGAGCTACTAAGGCGTGCCGTAAGAACCGCCGTATTGCGGTTGCATTAGCTAGCGATTTAGGCGGCGATGTTTATCAAATGACATTGCAATCCAAATCAATTTTCTATGATATGAAAACCCCCGGCGATTTAGAGCACATGCCTTTTAATCAGTACGCTAAGTATGTTGGCACACAAGGCTACAACTTAAATACACTGGTTACTGAGATGCGCTTTGATGAGGACTCAACAGTTGGTAAGTTGTTCTTCCGCCCAGTTCGTTTCTTAGAAAAGCATGAGTGGGAAGCCGCAGTTACACAGGGTGAATCTGTTGCTGCTAAAAACGCCATCACTATGTCAGTACCGTCTAGTGACAACAAACCAAAGCTAGAGGCACCCGCCCCCGCAACTAAAGTCTCAGCAGAGGAAGTTGCAGAGCCAACCAAGCGTGCAGAAAAGAAAGCCGAGCCTAAAGCTAAGCCTGATTTGAAGTCCGTAATGGGTGACTGGTCAACTGACGAAGCCGAATGAGTTTAAGAGGCTACAGCTTTGCGCTGCACACAGCGAACCTAAATGCCGATCCCAGATTTCCTGGGGTTCGGCTTGGTAAATACTGCATAAAAAACAGCATACCCGTATCTAAGGTTGCTGAACAGTTTGGGGTATCCCGAATGTCTATATACCAATGGTTTACTGGTACATCGCAGCCACGCAAAGACAAAGTTGAAAAAATAGAAAAGTACTTAGCAAAAGCTAAGGCTTGAGTCCTACAGGGGCAGCTAGCTCGACGGAGCGAAAAGGGGAGTGCCGATCCCCCTGCTGTCCTATCTTTTTCGGTATCGAGGGTATATGGCGACAACAGACTTACTGACAGCGGTTCTGCCTCCCGAAGGGGATGGGTATTACTGCATAGTCGGTTTACGGCAAGACGAGGATAGGCCAAAGCAGACCTTTCACCAAACACTGGTGGATGTAGCCGCCAAGGTCGATGAGTTATTACAAAAAAAATACGATGTTTACTTTGCATGTGCGAAGTATGTTAACAATACTGACGGGCGCATACAAAAGAACGGCGACCGTATTAAAGCTTTTTGGTTAGATATTGACTGCGGCATTGACAAAGCTGCCACAGGTAAAGGGTATATAGACCAAGCCACAGGGTTAGCTGAACTCAAAAAGTTCTGTAAAGCCATCAGAATGCCATTGCCATGCGTGGTTAATTCTGGTCGTGGTATTCATGCGTATTGGAGATTAAATAGTGTAATCGACCGATTACAGTGGAAGCCTGTTGCTGAGCGTTTGAAAGCACTATGTGAACAGCATGGGTTCTTAGGTGACCCATCACGCACTGCCGACAACGCTTCTATTCTGCGTGTACCTGAGACCCTCAACTTTAAAGAAGCCTCACCACTGCCTGTTGAGATATTGGCTATGGCACCAGAGCTTGAGTATGAGGGTATTAAGCAAACTATCGGTGTATTAATTGCACCTGATTGGATGCCACGTCAGCTTAACGAGA